CGAACCCTTATATCCTGCCATGAAGAAGTCATGGGCAGTTGTCATGGACGAATAAGGATCGATATACACACGCAACTTGCCGTTAAGAACACCTGCAAATGTATTGCCTGTGTCATCAACATTCAGATTGGTGCTGAGAGCAGGAGCATAGTCAAGCACTCCTGCCATTGCGAGAGCAGAGGCAACATCCGAAGAGCAGACAATGAAATTGCCCTTTCCACGGCGAGTTTCCTTAGCAATCTGATTGCACTCACGCTCAATCTGGAAGAGCAGACCCTTGAACTTCTCGACAGACCAACGACCGTTGGAGTCAACATTCAAGTCAAAGACACCCTGTGTCTGTGTGGTACCACTCTTAGCACCCAACTTGGCATTGCTGTAGATCACACGAACAACTTCGCGATTGATTTCAGCAAGGATTTCACTCGACAGGATGTTGGCGAGTTCGGTTTCGGCATCGAGACCATGGATCGCCTTCAGATCCTGAGCAAGTTCCATCGTGTATTCTGCCTTGAGAGCACGAGTCTTAGCCTCGACTGTTGTCTTCTCAATGCTGAATGCCATCTGTGGGAAAGGATTACTAGCAGAGTCACCAAGTGATTCTGCTAGATAGGTGTTCGAAGCCTGTGTGCCTCGCATTGAGGTACCTGCACCAACGGGATCAACACCACCAACCTCAAACGGATCGGTATTGTAAACACCCTGTGCGGTTGTACCAGTAGAACCCGAACCACCAAAGGCGGTGTCTGCTTCCTGATACAGTGCTTCGGCACCGCTCTGATTGATATAACGGCTACGCATTGCAAAGATAAGCCCTGTTGGGCCGCTCATTGGCTGCACTCCGCAGATATCATATGCAATCAGATTCGGCATCGCTCTGCGAACGAGAGAGATGAGGATCGGATCCCAACGAGCAACATTACCACCACCGTCTTGACCACCGATGGTGGCACCAGAGAAGTTGGTTGGGGCTGTTTCCTTGAGATACTGCTCTTGGTTTTCCAAAAGCATGGTTGTAACTACTTTGCGATAATTATCCTTGATTGCAGGAAGATCTGCGTGTTCGAGGATGGGTTGCCACTTCTTCTGAAGTGCTTCTGAGATTGTGAGTTCCATTATGGATTCTCCTTAATAATGCTTTGTTGAAACGAACAAGATATTTAGCGTTAACGCTATTTACCTTTTTGCAATACGGCGAAGCGTGTCGGTATAAGCCTTCATCGATTCGCTAAGATTTTCGATTTGACCTCCAATGGAGACCTCATCGATACTTTCCTCGGCAGTAGCAGCATTCTCTTCCGTGTGGTTGAGTTTAGGCTTGCCACTGAAATATGATTCCTTGATGATTTCTAACTTGCTGCGAACATCATCTTCATCGGCACTAAAGGTTACGCCTTCCGTAAGAGTACGGAAACGCTCCTTTTGTGTAACGGTAAGATCGGATGCCATTTCATCAAGAATTTGTTCTCTGCGATAGTCCTTGACCGCTTCGGTCAACTGAACATTCTTCATGATCTCTTCATCAAGACGAGTCTTGAGGTTTTCGGCAGTCTCAGCCATCTGATCTGCGAGATCAATCTTGTTCTCAGGAACATTGATATCGTGCTCAAGGAAAAGGTTGCGAAGACTGCTCATGAATTCTTCAGCAACTTCGGTACGAATACCCTTCTCGATAGCAATACGGTTTTCTCCGAGCCATTCTTCAATGACATATGAGAGATACGAATCCAACTGCTCGGTAAGAGCAGTCTTGTTCTCATCGATGCTAGAAGTAAGGCGATTGCTGTACTCCTCTTCCAATTCGGATCGGATTTCTTCAGTACGCTCATTGAGAGCAACTTCGAAGATTGTCGATGCCTTGGTCTTAAAGTTCTCGCTGAGTTCTTCGCCATCAAACATGGCGGTCATATGAACATCAACATCTTCGCGCATTGCCTTCTTGGACTTAACGCTCGAATTGAACTTCGACTTGGCATCGCCACCTGCGGCACCAACATCAACAGGATCAGGGATGATTGCTCCCTTGCCTGTGCCGTCCTTGTAAAGACCTGCAAACTTGCCCTTACCCGAACCCTTGGCGAGAGCAGAAGTATTGGCAACCTTCGAGGTTTCCTCTTCTTCTTCTTCTTCTTCTGCCATACCCTTCTTAGCAGCAACATTTTTCATTTGCTTCTGTTGGGCACTTGATGGGGCTTCTTCTTCGATTGAATCAGTCTCTTCTTCAGCGACTTCGTTTTCATCTAGAATGACTTCTTCAATTTCTTCGTTCTGATAATCCATGGGATTCTCCTTAGGTACTGTTTATTTATACTGTCGCAAAACTCGGTTCATAACTTATTGATAAAACGCTTAAACGCATTAACCATTTGCTCTTCCAATTTACGGGAAGATGTCTTTCGAATGGTTTCTTTGATCTCATCAATTTCTCTTTGAACAAGCAAGCCATTCTCAAAGATCCACTCGCGACCTTCCATCACTCCTCGGACAAATGCCTCAGGAGCAGACGGGTCTGCTACGATATCGGCGGCTGTTGATAGCCGAAAGTCATCTTTGACATAATTGGCACCGTTTTTCTCTTCAATTGAGCCAACACCACGGGATGAAACGCCTAACTTGGCACCCTCATCCATTAAATTCTTTACAATTTTGCCATATGGGGTGTCCATGATCTTTGCTTTGCCATAGAAATTCTTACCATCAGGCGACAGTTCACTAATCATATGAGATACTCTCTCTAAATTAATGGTCGGGCCTTCAGGATGTCCCAATTCACCGAATGCTCTCTTTTGTGCCACAAAGTCCTTGCGGTATTGCTCGACCTTGTCCTTGAGCATCTTGAACTCATATACGCGACCATTGCGATTCTTGATATCTCCCTGAAGAAAGGTACCTTCGATGAAGTATTGCTTTTGGCCATCCTTCTCTTCAGTTAAAATTTCAATACTTTCGTTGACTTCGCAGATGAGTTTCATATGAATGTCCTTTTAAAGCGTGAACTCAAGAATAATGGTTCCGTTTGCTGTGGTAATTGCATTTGCACTATTATCTAGGCTTATCGTTATGGTGCCTGACTCCATTTGAGCCTTTCCACCTGTTCTGCTATGTGAAAACCGAGGCTCAAAGAACAGTTCACTATCAATTCCGTTAACAAAAATACAGTCACCTGCACTCTGTCCATATTGCCCACCCGTGTATGTGTCACCCCATCGGGCAGTCCAATACGATCCTGCAATAGCATTTTGGAAGGATGTTGACATAACGGAATGGAGTTTGGCGGTTTCTAACCCAATCCCATCTGCGTTCACAAATGCCGATGCTGTCAGTCCGATTGTTACACTTTCTTTCGTGCTGATAGGAACATCACTTGCCACGATCTTGGTGACATACCGCTTATTAGTTCTGAGGATGTCTTGTTTGAACAGAGGCATCAGAGTACGAATTCAAGAATAATAGTTCCTGTTACAGTTGTCGGGGTGATCGTCATTATGCCTGTAGGAGTGGTGGCATTGTTTGGGATTGTGAATCGCTCAAACATAAAATCAATGTTTCCTGCTGCTGCCGAATCAAATGCAGTAGCACCAGGAGTTCCTGCCCATCCGAGTGTATATCTCGCCGAGCATGAGGACTTGATCGATGCTAACTTTGCTGTTGTTGCCGTGATGCCATTGGTCATTGCAATGACATCTCCTGTGAGACCGTTTGCAAATGCCGAACCCGTGATACCAAAATTAATTGCGGATGCGTGAGCACTCAACTGGAATTTCTTAACTAATCTCTTTTGCGTTCCTACTATGGTTTGTTCTTGATATGCCATTATTCGTTCTCCTCGTTTGCTTTAGCAAAGTTGACTGCATGTTCATATGTGTGCTTATTTTCAGATGCGAGAACAAGAAATGCAGTTTGGTTTTCCTCGTTCAATCTGTCATATACATTAGCAAATGCCTCTGCATGTTTAACACTTACGATTTGAATATCATTATTCATAAGATTGATGTTCTTGCTTTCTCCATCAGAGATGCATTCAGTAATTGTCTTCAGCAGTTTAGTTGCAATGTTTCTACACTGTGTGTTCTCAGCAAGTCTGTCTGTTGTGTGTTTAATGAATCGGATAGTACGAGGATCATCGGAATATACTGCTGCTGTAGATTCATTGATATTGACAGTCGCAGTATCATTAAGCATAGAAAAATTGGCGGCGAATTCTTCCGCAGCCACATTGCTCTTGAACTTAATCGTTACCTTTGCCATTAGCCCTTCCAGTTCGCCTTGACATAGTCAAAGAACTTCTTCTTCTTGGTATCGTCAAGACTTGCAGGAGACTTAGCATCAAATCTCTTCAATGCACTATTAAAAAACTTACGATATTCTTTTTGCTTTGGGCTGAGTTCTTCTTCGCTCATGGAATATTTGTCGCCCTTCATAACAACAGCAGCCTCTACTGAAGTATCTGCCTGTTCCTTTTTAGGAGCACCCATGAGAACTTTCTTCTTTTCGCGAAGAGCCTTATATTTTTCAATATTTTTCATTGCTTCATGAAAATTAATATCAACAGGGGCAGGAATGATTGCTCCCTTGCCGCTACCATCGTCATATAGACCGCCAAATTTATTCTCCTGCATGGCTTTATTCCTTTGTTCTCTTAATTTTCTAGATTGCTCAAGTCTTAATGCTGTTTCTCGATACACTCGGGTACGACCATCAATATCTACTTTTTCGTTTAGGTTTTCTTCAGACATAGTGGATCCTTTATTTCTTGAAAGACTTTTTAAAGGGAGGTTTTCCCTTTCCTTCAGGTGGTTTTCCTGTTGCAAGTTCCTTCTTCTTGAGATCTGCATCAGCGACCTCATTCGGCTTACCTGCATCAACAGGTGCAGCAACTTGAGAAACTCCTGCGTTCTTATCCTTATTGATCTGTGCAGTCATATTTGCACCGAGTGCAGGATCTTTCTTCGCATCTTTCAACATTCCATCGATGTAATCTCTCGTTGCTTTAGCCGCAGCCTTGGGGCCAGGAAAGAATTCCCATCTACGCCCATTGACATACACGCGAACGGGCTTACCAAAACCTGTTCCGAGTTGCTTGATTAGAATATCCTGTCCCTTATACTTCTCAGTCGAATGGTAAAACTCCTTTTCGAAGTTTGGATCGAGAGACATATCGTCTTTAGTAGATCCCGCAGCGGTTGGAACAATCTTCACATCTCCCGCATTCATTGGTGAAGTTGCAGGAGGAGCAGATGGTGCACCAGGAAGATTTTCAGGTAATGCAACAGGTTCTGCTTTTTTATCTGCTACCCCTGTGACAATTTCTCCTGAAAGAGCCTTCTTGAGTTCTTCGACTTTGGTATGAATGCGAGAAGCCAACTCCTTTTGAATGAGGCTCTTAAACTTCGGAGCCTCTTTTTTAATGAGTGTCTCAATAACAGACTTGAGGATTTTTTCTGCTTCTGTTTCCATATACTGTCCTATACCAAGCCAAATTGTGCATTGTCTGGTTCGATTTTGCCCTGATTGCGCTCTTTTTCAATTTCCCGATCCATTTGCTTGATCTCGGCTTCATTGAATCCAAGCACATTCTTACGCACCCATTCATGAGAATAATACTTACCTATGTAGGGTTTGATGTTACCTAACTCCTCTACCTGCGACTTTCGAACTTCTGCATTCTTAAGTTCAGTGAAGAGATTATCCTTCAAGAAATCAAAGTAGATTGATTCCTTGACATTGTCCCACTCTTCATGGGTGATTACCTTTTTGAGGATCAACTGCTTTTTGAGAACATCAAAGAAGAATTCACAGAATTTAATTCTAAGTCTATGAATATACTTTGTGAATCTCACTTCATCGCGGGTGATTTCTGTAGAACGACCAAGCATAAATTGCTTGTCTTGCTCCAAACGACTTACAGGAACCGACAATGCCCGATATAATTTCTTTTGAAAATATATGACATCGGTGAGTTCTCCGAGATTTTGTCCACCTTGCAGGGTTGTAATTTCAGTTCCCTTGCTACCTTCACGGCGGGGGAGCCAATAGTCCTCAAGCATAGACATATGCTTCTTATCGTCACGGATTTCGCCCGTACTAGCATCGTACACAAGACGATTGCGATAACGGTTCATGAGATCCTTAACATACTGTTCTGCTTTGGTCTTTGGAAGGTTACCAACATCGATATAGAAGATACGCCGTTCAGGTGCACGGCTAATGCGATAGATTACAATTGCATCTTCCAACATTCGAAGTTGGTTGAGTGGCTTGATTGCCTTCTGCAAAAATCCTACGGTTCGCTTGTATCGACTATCCATCAATCCCGATGAGCAAAATGCGATTGCATCTTCGCTGATCTTGATACCCGATGGATTTCCACCTGCACGGGGATTGTCTTTGTTATACAAGTAAAAGTCCTTGTATCCCGTGATAATCTTAGTACCGTTTTGCAGAGTCTCTTTGGTGTACTCACGAATTTTCTGAATGTTCATCGGATCAACATATCGCAATTCAAGAATTCC